AGTGCAGAAACATGAACCAAAAAAATCGCCTTGTCGCAGGCTTAATTTGCGGCAACGAAGCCGAACGCATTGAACGATGCGTCCGATCCCTGCAAAAGATATGCGATGATATCGTCATCCGTGACGGCAAGCAAGACATCGTTCATCCAAGGCGCAACGGTGCGGTCAAAGCGGCTCGCGCGGTCCGAGTTCGGAAAGCGCACATGCGCCTCGGCCCAGTCGAGAATTGTCCCGTCATAGGCGAGCTTTATGCCCTCAGCTGTGCCTGCGCATTTCGATCCACTCATTTCATCCCGAACATTGATTTCAGCGCCTCGACATTACCATTTGGTTGATCCCGACAATATGGTCCATCCGACTCAATTTCTCCGTCGAAGTAAGCAACGTCCCACGTCGTCTCGAACATCTTCCGCAGCCCCCGCGCGCTCATCGTGACGTTGCCGTCTCCAGCAAATGACGGGTTGCGGTCGGTGTAGATTTTCCAGAGTTGTGAGCGTGTCATGGCTTTTCGAGTTCGTATTTGATTTCGGAGAGGATTTGCTGCGTGCGCTCGTGCAGCTTCTTTCGCAGGGTCACTTCGTCCAGCCCTGCCAACGCCCCGCTTGCGTCGTTCACGAGTGCCGCGAGCTTGGCCGTGAAGATCGCGCCGATCCGGATGCCGTCCTCGCGCACTTGCGCTTTCGGCTCGTAGTCGCCTTTCAAGATCGCGAGTTGCATTTCCAGCTCGCGGAGCTGTGGGGCATGACGCAGCCGAACATCCACAAAATGGTAAAGCAAGGCATGCCGATGGACAGCGTGGAATCGGCGACCGCCTGGCGCAAAAAGTTTTTGGAAGAGCGGACGCCGGCTGATTACAACGAAGCGCGAACGAAGAAGGCACTGCTCGAGTGCGAGAAATTGGAAATGCAACTTGCAATCTTAAAAGGAGACTATGTCTTAAGCACCCAAGTCCGCGAATCCGGCATCCGCATTGGCGCGATCCTTACCGCTAAGTTTGCCGCGCTGGTGAATGACGCGAGCGGCGCGCTGGCGGGACTCGATGAAATGACTCATCGGAAGAAACTCCACGAGCGCACGCAGCAGATGCTCGCGGAAATCAAATACGAACTTGAAAAATCATGACACGCTCGCAACTCTGGAAAATCTACGTCAAACGCAACCCTTCATTTGCTGGTGACGGCAACGTCACGATGACCGCGCGGGGGCTTCGGAAAATGTTCGAGACGACTTGGGACGTTGCCTACTTCGACGGAGAAATTGAGTCGGATGGATCATATTGTCGGGATCAACCAAATGATCAGGTTGAGGCGCTGAAATCAATCTTCGGGATGAAATGAGCGACCCGCTTCAGATTGGTTTCGATGAAGGAATCAAACTCGCCTACGACGGAACGATTCTCGACTGGGCCGAGGCTCATGTTCGCTTTCCGAACAGCGACCGCGCGAGCCGCTTTGACCGCACGGTCGCGCCTTGGATGAATGATGTGTTGCTTGCCGTCACGGATGACGAAGCCACGCAGGTATTTCTCCGCGCGAGTACCGGCGCGGGCAAGACGACCATGATGGAAACTCTTGCGTGCTTCATCGTCGCGCAGAAGCCAGGTCCGACGCTTTTCGTCGGGCAGACTGACGACATGGTGAAGGACTGGACGGAATCGCGATTGCTTCCGATTTTTAGGGAGTGCGAGCCAGTCCGCGCATTGTTTCCCGAAGACCGGCACGCGCTCCGCAAAACGACGATCTTCTTTCCGCACATGGTCTTGTTTGCAGGCGGCGCGAACATGACGAACTTGCAAGAAAAATCCATGCGGTATTGCATCGGCGATGAAGTGTGGCGATGGAAGGACGGCATGATTAAGGAGCTGAAAGCCCGACATCACGACCGATGGAACCGCAAGACGTTCCTCTGCTCGCAGGGCGGCGGCAGCACGGACGAAATGGAACACGAGTGGGACAGCGGCACGCGCGAAGTCTGGGGGTGGACGTGCCCGCATTGCAAGGCGTGGCAACGATACACGTTCGACGCGATCAAGTTTGAGCAACCGAAAAACGCATCGGGCGAAATGCTTTGGGACGCCGTGCAAGATTCGGTGCGCATGGAGTGCGAGCATTGCAAAACGCAGTTTGCCGACACCGCCGCAGTGCGGCGCGGGCTATCGACCGGCGCGAGCTTCCGCGCACTCAATCCGAACCCCGTCCGAGGCCACCGCTCGTTTGAAGTGCCAGCCTACGGGGTCTGGTGGATTCCGTGGTTCTCTATTGTAAAAGAGTTCCTTGAAGCCAGCGAAGCCAAGGGCAACGGCAATCTGGAACCGCTGAAGCAATTCATACAAAAGCGCAAGGCGCAGACGTGGCAAGAGGAGATTGTTTCAGACCTGCCGGAGATCACCGCCGGCGACTACGCCAAGAGCGACTTTCTCGACGGGCAGAAGATCGACGGCGAACACCGGCGCTTTCTATGCGTGGACAAGCAGCGCGACCACTTCTGGTATGTTGTCCGCGCCTTCCGTGCGGATGGCTCATCCATGCTTTTGTCCGAAGGAAAAATCCTAACGTGGGAGACCATCGAATCCCTCGGGCTTCAGTACAACGTGCCTGGGCGAAGCGTAGTGATTGACGCCGGTTACGACACTCCGCTGGTTTACGAGCGCTGCGCGCGCAACGGCTGGACGGCATCGCACGGATCGGGACAGGATGGATTCTCGCATATCGACGGCAGCGGGCGGCGCGTAAAAAAATTTGTGTCCAAGATCGAAACGGCAGTCGCCGGATCGGACAATCTCAGGGCGTTCTACTTTTTTCACAGCAACGAAAAGATCAAGGACAAGTTGGCCGCAATCCGCCAGCCGGACGCAATGCCGAAGTGGGAGACTCCGAGGGATGCAAGCACCGACTACCGAGCGCAGATGGTGAGTGAAATGAAAAAAGACATCGTCAACTCCAAGACGAAGCAGGTGGAATCGCGCTGGGTGCGGATCGGCGGGAGGCCGAACCACCTTTTCGACTGCGAGTGTATCGCGCTCGCGTCGGCTATGCTTGCGGGAGTTTTACCGATTGGGGAGTGATCAATTTCGTGGCGTCACGAAAATGGTCGCGTCCGCAGAGCTAGTGTTCATGCGGCTCTGCGGGCGGCAAAAATTATTTCACTTTTTGAAAAATAATTGTTTACAAAAAACCAAATGCGTGAGATAGTCATTCCAGATCGAAGCCACCACGGCGACGACAAAAACAAAAAAACAAATCAAAAAATGAAATCGCAAATACTAATCCTGAAAACAATAACTGGCCGCAAGGTTTGGACTGATGGGCGCATGAGGTTCAAAATGAAAAGTGATTCTACATATTCAATGCCTGTTCAATCTCGCCCGATCAATGACTCTGAATTGAATCGACAACGCACATTGGAAAAAGCCCAACAGATGATTGGGAAAAAATGCGTTTGGATTGATGGCGGGGAAACTTCATTTATTGGAATATAACATCCCGAAGAGCGGGTTCAATCCCCGCGCCAAACCAAAAAAGAAAATCCAAAAAATGAAAAAATACAAAACAACAGAAATTAAATTGATGACGGTTCGGGAGATTGAAACTCCCGCAGACACCTGCGATTCACCATTGAAAATGATGGAGTATTGGGAAACTGCAATCACTCCTGCGTCATGGTATTCGCCCGATCGCGAGTGTGTGGTGGTAGTAATGCTGGACGCCAAGCTGAAGGCTTTTGCTCATGCGCTCGTTAGCGTTGGGACGGTCAACGAATGTTCAGTTCATTCGCGAGACATCTTCCGCCCAGCCATCCACATGAATGCTGTTTCAGTGGCGATCATGCACAATCACCCATCAGGAGACCCCACACCCAGCTCGGCAGATTATCGCATCACTAAACAGGTAAAGGATGCTGGAGGATTACTCCTTATCCCGCTTATCGACCATGTCGTGATTGGAAAACCAAACGTGTCCAACGCTTATGCTGGTGGTTACTTTTCATTTAGGGAGGCGGGGTGCGTATGAGAGGGGGCAAGCGCAAAGGCGCAGGCCGCAAGGTCGGATCGGGCAAGGGACGCACGGTCATATCAAAGACCGTGGCGATGACGGCGGATAGCTGGGCACGGCTCGACGCCGTGCGCGGCACGATGTCGCGGGGCAAATATCTCGGCAGTTGCTTTTGACACTTCCACAAAAGTAACAACACCCGCCACGCCTCTCAACGATGCGCACCAGGCGGGTTATCTTTTTGACATCGCCGACATTTAAATGGCGATGAACAAATCATTCTTCGGTCTGCCGGTTGCGA